CCCCTGTTCATTTAGAACGTTTTTTTTATTATTTACAGGCAACGCCCGTAACTGCCTAAGCCTTGTATAAGCCGCCCAAAAGATTTTCACGGCTTCTGAACGCCAGCTTGCAGCCGTCCTGCTTGAATCCGTCCTGCTCCAGAACAACAAAATATTTTGTGTTGTAAATCGAAACCAGAATTGCAACATGGCCGTATTTATTTGTTCTGCCTGCGCCCCAAACAAGAACATCACCTGCAGAATAATCAGCAAGCGTATCTTCTTTTATGACTTTCAGCCTGCCGGGATTTTTGATAATGTCTTTTGCGCCCTCAACTCCGGGGGTCTGCGGAATATCAAGAACATCACGGCAATACACGCGGTATAAGTCCACGCACTGCGGCCCGAATTTTCCGTCATAATCGACTTTTGTTCCAAGATATTTTTTTATAAACTGCGTCAAACTGATAGCCATTTTTCACGCTCCTTTGACTACTCACGTGAGTAGTCGCCTTCGTACAATGCTTTCAAATCGTTGTAGCTGCTTTCCGTTTCTTCAATTCTAATTTTGTACTCGGCAAGCCGCACAATCCAGTCAGCCGGAACACTAACACTTCCGTCATTGTTCAGCCTCTCATTTTTCAGTTCCGGAAAAATCGGAAAACTGATTTCCGGGACTACAGGCTTTTCAACGTATTCAATTTTTGCGCTTACGCAGCTCGTCAAGAGCATTATTAACAGCATCGCCGTCATGTAGATTATTGATTTTTTCATCCGCTTTCCTCCTGTTTTTTTTCAAAATCTGAATCGTGCTTTCAAGTTTTGCCTGTTCAGCAATCGCCCTTGCAAGCTCCTTGTTTGTGCTTTCAAGTTTGCCCTGTGTTTCTTTTCGTTTTGTCTTTTCAGACCGCCACAAAAAGAAAAATGTCATAATCACAGCACAAAGAACCGCCGTTAAAATCAAAAAGAACTTAATCATCTTTCGCCGCCTGTTCCGCCCTTGCTTCCGCAGAACTTGTCAAACATAATATTTAAGTCGATTGTCCCGGCTCCAAGCCCATAAACAACCGCCCACATCATGCAGATTTCCCCGACTGTGGCATTGGGCAGAACTCCCGTCCACTTCAAGACGGCGCAAAGCACGATTCCGCCCGCCGCAGCAAACTTGAAAATCTTTGAGATTTTCTTTGCCGCAAGTCCGTTTCCCTTTTCTCTTTCAGCTTCTTTTTCTCCGCTCATTTTTTCACCTCGCTTTTTTTCATTTCCAAGCCAGCCCGGAATCCCGGCTACTCACGTGAGTAGCCGCAGCTTTATTTGTACACACCCCGGATCTGAACCAGACGCTCTATCACCTCGCGCGTCCAGTTGCACATGCGCTGCTTGAATTCCTTTGTCTTGAACTCGTCCCTTACACCCATGCTGTACACAATCGCGCAGATTGTCTCCTGCTTCACTTCTATGTAGTCCGCCGCTGTCGTGATGTGGTTCTGCATAATCCACTTCACGATTTCGTCATAGACACATTCAAGCACGTACTTTGTAAAATAGCCGCCGTACTGCGTTCTGTCGGTCTGGATTTTCGCCTCAAGGCTCATAATAAAAAAATGCGTCCAGTCAACCTGCCGCCGGATGATGTTCCGCTCGTTCTCGTCGCTTCCGATTTTCACAGCCTTTGTATGAACTGTTATCAGACCGACCTTTGCAAGAACCGCAATCAGAACAATGAACGCGGCAAGAAATACAAGCACCATCCAGGTGTTCTCGTTTGTCAAAGCCTTTGCTACCGCGTCCCACATTCCTTGTCCTCTCCTGTCTTTTCCGAATAATGCGGCAAATGCTGCCACACCTTCACATTGATTTTCTCGTGCTTTTCAGTCCACCAGTTTTCACCGTCATAAAAAGCCGTTGTCTCGGTTCCGCCGAATGAGCAGACCCATTTCAGGGAGCTGTCGGCCGGCGGCATTGTCCCGGCATTCCGCCATCCGTCTTTCATCCGCCTGTTCGCAGTCATCCAGTCGAAATTCGCAAGCGTGTAATAGCCGCTTCTGTAACGCTCGCAGTTTTTCCTTTCATGCTCCAGAAGCCCGCGCATCCTGTTAAGCTCTTTCTGCTGGTCAACAATCACGCTTACAAGCTGCTGTTTCTCCATCTGCTCAAGCGTTTTGTCTTCCGGCTCTTTTACAATCAAATCTTCCATGCCGTTCATTCTTTGTCCCCTGCGCCGCCTCCAGAAGAAGAGCTTGAACTTCCGTTCAGCTCGCTTTCATCGTCAACCGGCTCTGCGTTAATATCCGTATAAACCGGATTTCCGTTGTTATCCTCGTCAACCTTCGGGACAAATCCTGTGCGCTTCATTAAAGCCCGCTCTTTTTTCTGCTGCTGCAACACCTGTTTTAGTGTCATGCCGCTGTTTCGCAACGCTTCTTTGTCAAAAGTAGAAAAGCCGTTGTCAACGGCAAGCTGGCTGGCTCTGATTTCTTTTTCACGGTCAACACTAGGGCGGCTAAGTCCAAGCCATGTGCATTGAAGCCATGCGGAAATAATCCGCCATTTTGCAACATCGCTGTAAGCCTGCAAGAATCCCGGCGCATCAAGCTGCCCTTGCAAGATTGCCTGTGTAATAAAAGCGTTGTAGATATTCTGACAAAAAGCGTCCGCATTCTTTTTAATCTGACGGCTAAGGTAAACTTCAAATTCATTGTTTGCCTGCCTTGAAGCTGAATAGTTGTTGCCGAATTTCAGCATCAAGATTTCCGGCGGAATTCCGTGCGTCCAGGCAAGAGCGGAAATAATCGCCTCCTCAAAAATGCGGTAGTTCACATTGGGGCGGTTTGTCGCAGGGCTTACAATCTTCTGGCCCGGATCCAAGTCATCAAAGAATGTTCCCGGCTTCATTTCCCGCAAGTCATCGCCAAGCTTTTTGTCCGGAAGCGGACTGTAATCTTTCGGTTCGGCGGGCACGGTTCCGACTGTAGGGCGCAACCGTGCCAGACCGTCGCTAGGCCTTGCGCCTTTTGCGCTTTCCTGGGACCTCTCCACAAAGAAGGCAAGCATAGCGTTGATAACCGCAGCTCGTGTTTCAGCGTCGCGGTAGCGGTCAAGCTCTTTAAGCATATAAAGCGTATCAGCTAAAAACGGCTCGCCTCTGGTGTCATCAAGCAATGTTTCGCTTCCGTAAACCATCCAGCTTATAAGCCGCCCCGATTTTTCGCCCCTTGTCGGCACGCGCTCAAAATGAACATCGCCGTTAATTTCCGTCCGGATATGAAAAGCAACCTTCTTTCCGTATTTGTCAAACTCCACGCCGTGCTTAATCCAGTTGCCGCCCTTTGGCGAATAGTTGTCCGGCGTTCTTATGTTGTCGCCGTTCACCCACTGCCAGCGCGGTAAGCCTGTTTTATTGTCAATGCGTGAAATAATAATGCCGTCGCCGCAAACAAGGCTTTCAAAACGCACCTGCTCCTGGAACGCTCCAAAATTCTGTTTCTTGCCCCAATCAAAAACAGCCGGAGTAGAAGCGTACAAGTCAAACTCCGTGGAGAATTTCTCTGCGTAATCAGTTGCTTTTTCTTCCTGCTCATCTTCGCTCTTTTTTGACCAGATAACAGAACCAACAGGCATGGGAGCCACGACAAGCCCTGTGTGAATCTCATTCCAAATTAAACGGCGGATAATGCCTTTTGCGTACAGATTTTCCTTGAATAAGCGCAAAGACCGCTTGCGCAGCGTCCAGTAGTCAACAAAAGCAAAATCAGTAATAGGCCCGTAGCTTCCTTCAAACTTCGAGCCGTTCCAGGCATCCTGCGCCAAATCCGTTAAATACAGGTTGTAATTATCAAGTGTCTTTTCAATCATTTAAAACCCCGGAACAATCCGCCGCGCCGCACGTCCGTTCATGCCCAGCGACCGTTCAAGCTGCGCAATCTCTGCAATCAGCTTTGACCGCCAGCTGTACAAAGACTGGTAGTCGCTTCTTTTCACTGTCTGCCTGTCCTGGCCTGTGTCAATCGTGTATTCTGCGATTCCGTTTTCTTCAAGCGTGAACTGAGTAAACGCCGATATTGCCGCGTCAATCTGACTGAGAATCAGCCTGTCGTTTGCAAGCTGGTCTTTCCATAAATCGCGGCTGTTTTTGTTAAGATATTTTTCTGCGCCCGGTAACAACATGATTAAAGTGTAACTGCCATCCGCTCAAACTCGCTATACCGAAAAAAAGAAAAAGGCTACTACTCACGTGAGTAACAACCTTTTTAAGGAGCTTTATTTTCCCACGGCCTAAAATGCACGAATACCGCCGTTTAGTTCAGTTTTCAACATTCAGTCCACAGGCGGAATTTTCACTTTCCTTTCCGTCATCCTCGATCAGCCGGCGGAACATACTGCATTTTCTCTTTATTTTAAAGCTGCTTGTGTTTGAATGCCCAAGGCTTAGCGCGTACGCAAGCTGCGCCTCGTTCTCCGCGGTAATCGCCATAAGCAAAGCTATGTACTTAACGTCAATCTTTGTCATGCCTTTATTGTCCGGCAGATACGGCGCGCACGCTATACCGAATATTTTTTAACTTCCGCTTGACAAATGGCTGAACAGAAAAGCTGAAAATATGGGAATCAACTTTTCTCAGGTTTTGCAAGATGCCCTGAAAAAAATTCTTGGCGTGTCTGAATCACCGTCAGTTGCTACTATATAAGCAAAACCGGCGACTACTCACGTGAGTAGTCGCCGGTTTTCTTTAAAATGACAGTGGCTGGCCGCCGTCCATCTCAAAAAGGCTTTGTTGTGCAATCCAGTTTTTGAATCGTTTCTCCTGTAAAAGAAAATAGTCCTTGTCCAGCTCGCAGCCTGTAAAATCATAGCCCATCTCATACGCCGCAATCCTGCTTGAGCCGCTTCCTAAATGAGTGTCCAGAATCCTGTCGCCCTTCTTCGCAAAGTTTTTCAGAATCCAGCTGTAGAGCGCGACCGGCTTTTGTGTAGGATGAATTCTCTTTTCTTTCGCCGTCCCCTGCGGAGCGCATTCAAAGATTTTCGCGTTTTTATTAAAGCTCGTCCAGGCGTATTCCGCCATAGCCATAGAGAAATTCTCCGATATGGTCAATTTCCGCCAGACTAAAAAGCACCGTGTTCCCGGAAGAGAAAAATAGTTTCCGCCCCAAATAATCTGATTTTTGCTCACACGGAAAAGCTCGTCAAAATATTCTTGCGGCGGCGCAACATCCCAGTGTCTCACTTTTTGGCCGTATTTCGCAGCCCATGCTCCGCCGGTTCTTTCACATTCAATCTTGTAGCGGTCAAAGCGACCTCCGAAACGGCTGCGCCTCCGGCTTGACAAACTGTTTTTCGTACCGTTCAAAATGTCCGCCAATTCCTGCGTTTCTCCCCCCCATAAGGCGGGTCAACAATCGCAAGATCGAATTCCTTGTCCGGTAGAAGCCT